CTCAGCGACGGCGGCATCGCGACCCCGCTGTTATAGATCCCGAACCGCCAGACCTGCGTTCCGGCGACGAGGTCGTTCGGCAGCATGACGATCCCGCCGGAGGCGAGCTTGTAGCCGATCTGCCCGTTGGTGTTCCCGCTCGACTTGCTGTTACAACAGAGCGCGAAGGCCCCGACCCCGATCTGCCCGGCCATGCCCTCGATGCTCACGTCCGCATCGGTGCCGTAGACAATCGTGTCGAGCGCGACGTTGCTCGTCTGCACCATCGGCGGCGGTTGATCGGGGAACTGCTGCTGCTGAATCCGCCAGCCCTCGATCGGGTGCGACCAGGTGCCAGCCGAGATGATGCTCTTGCAGCGGATCAAATGGCAGCGCGATCCGCTGAACCATGACGGATCGGTAATGACTGACGAGGGGCCGGTCGTCGTGAAGGTCGGCAACTCCGCGTTGATCCAGTCGTCGATGTCGTATTCGATGCCGTTCGCCGCTGAGAGCGTCCGCCCGATGGTCGAGTCCGTGTGCCCGGTCCCGTTCAAGCCGGACGCGCCAGGCACCGAGAACTTTAAGACGCCGTTGACGTAGACGTCGAAGCCATTACCGGCCGCCCAAGGGCCAGCCGCGACGAAGGTGCTCTGCCGAAGGATGATGTCGATCCGATACCACGTATTGAGCGCCAGGACGCCGGCCGAACCGTGCAGCGTGATTGTCGAGACGGCATTGCTGCTACTGATGGTCAGCTCGCCCGCGGCAGCGATCCGGAGCAACATGCCTTCCTGCCCTGACGGCGTCGACCCCGAGCGCCAGAGGTCCGTGGTCGCAGACGGCAGCTTCCGCAGACGGACATAGAAGCGCTCCCAGCTCGACGCCACGCCAGCGCCGGCGGGAATCAGCGGCGTGTGCTGGTGATTGACCGAGGTCGTCGCAGGCTCCCGCACGGCCATGCCGATACCGTCGACGTGCCTCGAGGAGCCGCGTGAGTAAATGTTATTGCTTGAGCCGGGCGTGCCGCCTTCGCCCTCTGGCGGCAACTCAAAGCCATCGATCCAGCGGCGGTTGCTGATGGGTGTCGGGGGCGGCGGCGGAACCACAGCGCCCGACCCATCGCCGCTGCCTTCGCCGGCCCCGCTCGCGCCGTCGGCCGGCTCGTAGAAGAACGTCCGTCGCCAGTAGTAATACGTCGTGTTCCCGAAGAGCGCCGAAATGCCAAACCAGCCGCCCGACTTCCGCTTGAAGCCATCGACATCGATCGGGAAGTTCTTGTCGCTGCCGGTGAACCAAGGGCTTGAGATATACGGCGGCGAAGGCGGCGGCGTGGTCTGGTGATACGCCGCCGGCACGGTCGGGAACCGATTGAGCGGATCGTAAATCTTGGCGTTGAACTCGACGGCCGCGGACAACGGGGCCTGCACTTGCGCGACGTCAAAGCCGTAGGTGCCCGCTCCGCCCGGCGCGAGGTCCGCCCCATCGGCGGCTTGCAGATCCGCGACCTGCTTCTCGTTTGTCAGGTAGATCGAATACTCGAGGATTTCCCGCCGGGTGCTGCCGAAGATGCTCATGGGTTAGTTGTCCGACTCCGTCACTTCGAGCCAGGTGCTGCCCGCCGTGAAGAGCAACACGATGACCTTGCCCACTGCTCCGACGTCGTTCGCCGACCCCGTTAGGTCTATCGCATTCGTGGCGGTCGGATCGTCGTCATCAACGAGCGTGCAATCCGTGTCGGTGTGCTGAAGAATCAACAGCATGCCTTGCGAGCCACCCGTGATGGTGTTGATCGACTCAGGACCGGTGCAAGCGAGAACGTGGTGATCGCGCGTGATCTGAACGGTAGTCGCTCCATCGACTGTCAGCGTCGACGAGGCGCGCCGTTGCTTGAATGAAGACGTGTCAAAGATCGCTGCGCCGGTCGAACTCGAAAACGCGAACAGATCCGCCGAACTTGCGAGGTCGAGCCTCAGGTCTTCGCTATTACCGACAAGACTTCGGAACGTCAGGATGCCGGCCTGCTCACTACTGATACGAACCTGACCGATGATGATTGAGTCAAATGTCGTGGACGTGGCCGGTGTCCGCCGCCCAACCACGAGCGCGGTCCCGGTCATTGCTGCCGTGGAATGCACCCGGATTTGACTAAAGTTCCCGGCGGGGTTCTGAACGGTTGCATTCGACGTCACCGATGTCACAGCCGCGCCCGTTGCCGCGCTGAACATGGTCATCGGCACGAAGTTGACCCCATCCGGGGCCCCTTCAAGACTCAGCGTTCCTGTCCAAGTGCCGGAGATGTCGATCGCAACGTCTGGTGTCGTTGGGAGCGGAAAGACCGCACAGGAGCCCACCGTCCCGCAGTTGCCGGCGACATCCTGGGCGGTGATCGAGACCGGGCCAAATGGCGGCTGGGCGTGGCCCGTAAGACCGAGCATCCACACGGCGAGCATGAGCGCGGCCCCTGCGACGAACCCGTGCATTCTCATTCGTAAGCGATCCATGTCGGTCTTCTCCTTCCGCGGCGGCGTGAACATCAAGAGCAGCGTCGGTCAGTGACCCGCGGTCGGAGGGCCCGGAACGCGCGGTGACGCTCGGGATTGAGTCGGCACCGATTCCAGCTTCCGACCCCCGACCGCGGGAGCTTGAATCTACTCGCCGAGGACGTCGATATCGCCGGTCCCCGGCATCGCCTTTCCGCCGACTTTGTCGTCGTGGAACTGCTGCAACGCCTCGGCGCCCGTCGTGATCTTCTCGGGCGTCTTGCGATCAACGAGGGTCATCCAGATCTCTGAGAGCGCGTCGCCCTCAGCCACAAGGAACACGTCGCCGATGCGTCGGCGTTTGTTGTCGTAGTAGCCCATCTTGGTCGCGCGGACCTTGACGCCACCCTTACCGGCGAGTCTGGGCCCGAGTCTGGATCCGGGTGTCAGCGTCGGGTCAGGCGCGGTCTGCGGGCTGGCGGACGCCGCGGCCGGGGCGGGTGTGGGCATACGTTCGCGGGTGCTCTTGGCCATACACTCTCTCTCTTCTCCAACAGACGTGAATCAGCGCCGGCCGCCACGAACGACGGCCGGCGCTCAGGACGATTAGACGGCGTAGTTCTTGGCGTAGGTTTTCGCCAGCGTCGAGAACAGCGCGTGCGCCGTCAACCACGAGGTCAACGTGACGGTCGCGGCACCGCCGACCGGTGTGACGCGAATGCCGATGAACCGCAACGGGCCGGCCGCGGCCCAATTCTGCGGGAGCGGCATAAAGATCAGCGCGCCGGCCGGCATGTCCGCCGACAAGAATGTGCGCTGACTGAGCACGATGATGCCCGCGGTCAGCGCGGCGTCGGTCGCGTTGATGATTTCGACGAGGACGGTCGTCGAGGACGCCGCCACGATGACCGCAAGAGCGAAGCCCATCGCTTCGCCTTCACTGATTTCCCGTTTCGGCGTGCTGTTCCCGAGGTCGATGGAGTTGGTCGAGACGGCGACAGCGACGAACGCCTGTGCCGCGCTGACCAGTCCCAAAGCATCTACATACATGATTCGCTCCTCTGAAAAGTGAACCGGATAACAATGCCATTCCTACCCGATTGTTACCGGGTGATTTACGGGACGAGCGCTTCGGTGTTGAGCAATGCGTCGACCACGCGGACCGGCACGTCGGCGAACATCATCACGCGCTTGCCGTCGACGTTGTCGTACGTGAGGCCGCCGCCCGAGCCGACCGCCTGCCGCTCTTGGAACCGCAGCAAACGCCGCGCGGTGCGATTCATGTACCACACGGGCCGGCCGAGCCGGTTCGGGATGGTCTCAATCGCCCGCTCCATGGCGTCGATGATGCTCCGCGAAGCCGCCGCGCCCGCGTCGCTGATGTCGAGGTTGCAAATCCGAACCACGTAGCGCCAATCCTTCAGCGCGATGCCCGCCTTCCACTGGAAGCGCTCTTGGAGAGCGCGCATCCGCGAGCCCGGCAAGCCGGCCGTCATCTCGACGGTGACCTCGCCGAAGTCTTCATGGAGTAGGCCGGCCTTTGAGCCCTTCGGGAAGATGCCGGTTACGGTCTCGTCGCCCCAGCAGACGAGCCAGATCGAGAGATTGTCGGCACCCGCGCCGGCCGCCTTGATGATGTTGTCGGCGTTCGCCGGCGAACCGGCGGTCGTCGCATAACGGGCGCTGAACCCGGTGAACTCTTCAGGCGCGAGCCCGCCGTTCCCATAGAAGAGCGTCTGCGCCATCTCCTGATTCATGGCTTCGATGAAGGCCTTCGCTTCAGACAAACGGAAGGCGTCGATGTTGCCATTGAGCCGCGCCAGGTCCGTGTCGACTTCCGACCACGCTTCGAGCATGCCGGCCTGTTCGTCGATCTGCACGGTCGTGGACTTGCTCGGCACGATGCCGTTATTGAGCAAGCGCCACGCAACGGCCGGGAGGCCGCTCCGGACCGAGGTCCGGTGACCGGTCGGGAGATTGCCTTCGATGAACGACATATCCGTGAGGATTTCGTTCGTTTGGTTCAGCAACTCGACGATCCGCGCGGTCATGCCGTCCGGATCGAGCCGCTTCGCCCAATCGGCGAGCGTGAGGTTGCCGGTCCCGAGGGCGACGCCGAGGGAAAAGACGGCATAGCCGACCCAGCGCATGATCGGATGGGCCTCCCCGAGATAGTCCATAGTCGGCAAACTCTGCCCGACTACGGAGGTTGCCGCGCCGACGTCCACCGCGAAGAGCGCGAGGATCGTCAACGTGAGACAGAGCGTGATAAATCGCATCTCAAAACTCCTAACGCGAGGGACGGTCGACTACTTCGCCGAGGCAGCGAGCGCGCGCGAGGTCGGGTGGTTGTAGAAGTCGGCCGCCTCGTTTTTGGCCGCTCCCCCACCGCTCGCGCCGACGCTCGCGATCGGCGAGTCTTCCGCCATCGCTTTACCGATGTCAGCCAAGAGGCTGATCACGGCGAGGTGATTGCCATAGCCGCTCTTGTCGAGGAGGGTCCGGAGTGCATCGCCTTGCGGCGTGCCCTTCGGGCGCAGCCGGTCGAGCGCTGCGCGCGCGAGCTTTTGGGTGTGCTCGAGCTTGGCCCCGCCATACGTCGAGTCGGCGGTCGTGTCTGCGAGAAAGCGCGCCGATTGCGCCGCGAGCGCGTCGGCGTGGTCGTCGAGGAGGGCCTGCGCGTCGGCGTTGCTCAGGCCTTGCGTGCGGGCGATCTTTTCGACGAGCACGAGATCCGTGCCGTCGATGTGCCCGCCCTCGGGGACCTTGAGCTCGTACTTCTCGGGCGGCGTGGGGGCGGCTGGTGCCGCGCCTTCCTGCTTCCCGGGTTCGGGCGCTTTCGGTGCCGGAGGTGCTGCGGGAGCCGCAGGAGTAGCCGGCGGCGCAGCGGGCGGCTGGGCCGCGGGCGGCGCTGGTGCCGGAGGTGCTGCGGGAGCGGGCGCGGCCGGTTCGGTTGGAGCCTGTAGCGGCGGCGCGACGAGTAGATGCTTCACGGTCATTTCTCCGTTTCCCGTTCCGGGCGCAAAAGAAAACGGGCCTCAACCAACCGCGGAGTTCACCGCGAGTAGCTGAGGCCCGTTTCCTCTGCGTCCCGTTGTCGTCTGACCCGCTCGGGTAGCGGTTGTCGGCCGGATTGCAAGCCCGGCCCGAGTCAGAACGTCAAATCGTTTACGTCGTTACGTTCTCTCCCGCGGTCGCGTGGACCGCTTCGGTCTCGGCATTCTCGCGCTTGCCCAACGCGCGCGCTTCGCTTTCCATAAGCAGGTAGAGGTTTTCGTCAGCGTCCAGAATTCGCGCCATGATTCGATGACCGGAATCCTGTAGACCAGCCAAGTAGTGAATTTCAGCCGACATTCGCCAAATGGACTCGAAGACACGCGCATCGACTAGGAGACTCCAACAAAACTCGCGGCCGGCTGGCGTCGACATGACCGCGCGTGTGATGGCTCGCCGCCGCTCCTCGGAATCTCGCTCTTTACGATTCGCTCGTTTCACCTGCTCTGGGTCGCCTGCATTTCTCACGAGCGAACGCGGTTGGCTCACGATGCCACCTTCGATCTCAGGGCGTACCAGACCGTCGGCGCGCTAACACCGAAATCCTCGGCTAACCGCTGGAAAGTCTCTCCGGCCGCGCGGCGCTGGCGGATCATCTGTAGATCCGCCACGGTAATTTTGGTGTGCCCGTGTCGCCCTCGCGTGGCCTGTCGTCCTTTGCGGACCTTGTCAGCCATGTTGTCGGCCTGCGTGCCGAGAAACAGATGGTCGGGATTCACGCAGGTCGGGACATCGCAGCGATGCAGAACACCGAGACCGGGAGGCACTGGGCCGTTAGCGAGAGCGAAGACGAATCGGTGTGCCCGTATATGTCGCCCTGCGATCGGGAATGACCCATAGCCGTCATCTGACTTCCCAGCTTTCCAGAGCCAGCATCCAAGAGTCTTTTCGACCTTCGACCAGAAACGCGGAACGACAGGGGCCGGCTTCGGACCAGGCTTCATACGGTCGCTCCCGCCGCTTTCAACACGCCGATGCAGCGGCGTACGGTCATCTTGGCGTCGCCCGACGGCGCGTACTTGCCGATCAAGCCCATTGTCTTGAAGCGACCGGCGAGCTCGGCGAGTCGTACGGACTGCAACGTGTCGACGTCTTCCTTGTCGCTCGGCAGGCCGGCCCACTCCTCCGGATGTGCCCGGAGCCACTCGACGCGCTTGTCCTTTCGCGCGGCGAGCTGCGCGGTCGAGAATTGATGACTCATGCCGCCGCTCCCGCCGGCGCCATCGCCGCCCCGCCGGTGACGCCCTGCATGATCCGATTGAGCGCCGTATCCCCTTCCATGGGCGTGGACCCCGCGTTCTTGACCGCCTCCGAGAGCGTCTTCGCCTGCTCGGCCTGAGCGGCCGCCTGCTGCGCCTGCTGACGCTGGCCGCGGATGTCCTTCGCTTCCTCGGTCGAGCGCACGATGCGCGGGTCGACCCCGAGCATCTCGCCGTAGTCGTCAACGACCTGGTCGACGTCCACCTTGTCGATGACGTCCGGCCCGAAGACTTGCGCGATCTGTCCGACCGACGTGAGAAAGCGATCCTGCCCGACGACCCCGACGAGCTTCTGCGCCTGCGCCATGATCGAGATGTACTCGACCTTCAGGTCGACGCCGGCGAGGGCCTCGGGCGGTTCCGGCAGCAAGCCGGCCGCTTCCATGAGGCCGTACACGCGATCGACGAGCGGGTCGAGCAGCTCGTCGTTGGTGCGCTCGAGGACGGGCCCGAGTGCGAGCAGCTTCTCTTCGTGGCGCTCTTCGATTTCACGCGCGGTGACCGGCTGACTGCCCCGCTGGGCATCGGAGCGTGCGAGCATCAGGAACAAATCTTCGTAGAACGCCCGCTGAATGCGGTACTGCACCTCGCCCATGTCTGCGGTCAGATGCGAGAGGTCGATCCGGACCTCGTAGATCGATTTGAGCCCCTGCATCCCCTCGCGCGTGTCGACGTAGGTGACGTCACTGGGCAGCACCGAGACCTTCTGCGTCCGGAGCACCGTCGGGCCCGTCAGAGGCGGGCTGATCATTTTCTGGATCGCTTTGCCCTTCTCCCGCTGCATCCCCTGCAACTGCTTGACGTCGCCGAGGGCTGTCATGCCCGGGCAGTCCGTGCCGTACGTGTCCTCCCCGGTGATGTCCCAGCGCGGCGCCAGGATCGGAAAGGTCTTGAAGCCGGACTCGCGCAGGAACTGCTTGTCGTCGCTGCCGCGTTCGAAGTGGCAGCTCGAGAACGGCAGGTATTTCGCGGCCAGATAGGCCGGGTTGTGATCCTCGTTCGGGGTCACGACCCAACAGACCTGCACCGGTGATTCATACGCGCCCTGGTCCCAGAGGGTTTTCACCGTGGCCGACAGATGGGTCCAATCAATGTCCCGCCGGTTCTCCATGAGCCCGAATTGCTCGACGACCTGCCGGACCGAGAGCTCGTACTCGCGGATGAACGTCGAGACGACGCCGCGCTCGTTGAGCCCGAGCGCGTAGCTCCCAATCGGATACGGGTAGCAGCGAAACAGGTCTTTCGAATCCTCGACCACGCTCATGCCGGCCGTGCCGAACACGCCCATGTCCCCGTACACGATCGGCAGCGCGTTGTAGAGATTCGTTTGCAGGAAGACCGTCAAGATCCGCTGCGTGACGATGTGCAGCCATTCCTTGACGGGGCCGAACTCCGCGAGGTCGGGGTCCGGCGTCGTGAGACGCATCCAGGGACGGGCCGGGGAGGTGAGCCCGGCGTGCAACCCAGATTGGAGCGTCCTCGCGGAGAACCGAGCGGTTGAGTCGATGATGTTCTGATTGCGACGGGACCCTTTGTTGTTGCGCTCGCCGGCCCAAAAGCGCGTGCGCCGCGGGAGGAGCCAGTCGCCGAGCTCACGCCAGTCCGCATCGAAACCGCTTTGTCGCGTCGACCAGAGCGCCCCACGCAGGGATTCGTACCGCGTCCGTTTGGTCGCGGCGTCCTGGTAGATCACTCTTCAGGCCTCGAGCGCACCGTCCCGCCGAAGAACGGCGCGCGGCCGATGTACACGGGCAGCGGCTTTTTCACCGCGGCGGCATCGACGAGCTCGAGCCGGGCGTTGATGGCCTCGACGCGCGACTTGTCGGCTTTGTCGACGGTGAGATCAAATACGCGGTTCGTGAGGTCAGCGACGCGGCCTTCGAGGAACAACACGCGCGCCTCGAGGTCGTCCGCCGGCGGGTCGGGCGGCCCGGGCGGATTCGTATGCGGGCCCTCGTACGGCACGAAGAGCGCCGGCTGCACATCTTCGGCGACCCACTGCGGGCCGCCGTTCGGCGCGTCGTTCATCACTTTGTAAATCTGGCCGTCGGCATACATGACGCGCGACATCCGGACCGGCGTGCCGTTCGCCAAGACGACGACGTTCTCGCCGCCGGCGGGCGCGCGCACGTAGCCCGCGGCTTCGGCGGCTGGCAGCATGGCGAGCAACCGCAAGGTGTACTCGAACGCCTGTATGACGCTGCGCGGCGGCGTCGGGAGCGCCGCCTCGTCGAAGGCCTGGTGTGTGAGGTCGGTATGGTCGACGATCAATAGCTGCCCTTCGATCCCTTCTTCTTCTTGCCCTTTTTCTTCATCGGCTATGCTGCTTTCTTGTGAATTAAGCCGGCCCGAATGAACTTCCAGCGCAGTGTCGCCATCGGCATTGCCAAGAAGTCGGCCGCTGCCTGAAATGAGAGCGGTACATCGTCGAGATTGAGGAGACCCAAAGTAGAGGATCGGTTGATAGCCTGAGTCCGCCGATCGACCCACCGACAATTATCCGGACTATAGGGACCATCGTTCTCGCGACGGTCCAGCGTGAGGTCGTCACGATATCCGGTGCTGTGAGCCCAGACACGAAAGACTTCGAATCGTTGCCACTCCGCACAGACTTTGATACCGCGGCCGCCGTATCTGAAGAAGTCGGGACGATGGGCGCCGTCGCAACGGCGGCGCATGTTCATCCATGCTGTAAACAGACGGGTCGCAGAGTCACCGTGACGAGTACACGCGCAACGCTTTGAGCAAAAGCGAGCTTTCCCACGCTTAACATCGTGAGGGAGCGCCTGAAACTCGACACCGCACTGTTCGCAAATTCGCGTTGTCATCCCTTCCGCCGTTTGAACCCCTCCACTTGCCGGAGTCGTTTGACCGCGGCCGCGTGCGAGAGATGCTTCTTCGACAGCCGCTTCCCTTTGTGTGACGTGACCTGATACCCGCCGCCGGCGGATTTGCGAATCACGGCTAGTACGACCCGCCAATTAGGCTTTTCGGTTGGAGGTTCGCCGTCGGCGCCGACGCCCCACCGGTGAGCATCGTCCGCCCGACGCCGCCCCCGGCCGCTCGCTTCCGTTGCTTCTTCGCCGCGAGCTGCGCCTGCATCGTGGCGTCC